TAACAATTAATTTCATGTTTTCAAAGCGAATAGGATCAATTTCAACAACCTTAATAGTGACTTCTTGACCTTTTTTAACACATCCTATCCAACTATCTATCGGTTTATGGTCAGTTAAGGGTGTAAAACATTGACCAGTTATCATAGAACATATTTGAAAGACCATGACATACTTAATCATCATCATCTTCTTTAGGTCTTACTTTGCCAAAAATAATCTTGTAATTGAACTTTACAGAATCTTCAAATTTACCATCAGTTGCTAATGGCTTTCCAGTAACTCCTATGGAGTGTCTTGTATTTTCACAGCCACTAATGGCTAAAAATAAACAAGCCCACAGTAATACAATTAGGTATCTAACCCATCGTTCTGTTCTCTCCATTTTTTGTCTTTCCCTCTTTCTTCTTCGAAGAAACTTTAATGTTCTGAATTTCATCGCCTCTTACCATACCACCTACGTTTTTTAAGAAACCAAACATACGATTTATTCGTTGTTCTCCTTTTTCTTCTTCTTTTTGTTCTTTCTCTTGTCAATTTTTTTCAAGTTTCGTTTAACAAAATTTGTATTCTTCTTTATCTGTTTCGATAAAACTTCTTGTCCTTGTTGCAGCTTAAATACTTGTTCTTTCATATTCCAAGTTTCTTTTAAGTTCCAACCGACCAATGCAATAAGGGCGGCAAGAGCAAGTCCAACAATCTTATCTTTTAAGTCCATGTTAATTACAGTTGTTTTTATCTAGGTCTATTGGTTTATCTTTATAAAACCAAACCCAGCTACTTAACTTTGTTCCATCTTGGGTATAAGTACATTTCTTGCCTACCGAACAAGCACTTACAGCAAAGAGCAAAGCTAATACTAAACATATTTTTTTCATAGTTCTCCTTTTATTGGCATGACTCACATTCGCCAGTATCATCAATAACTAATCCGCCATTTTCACCACCAGCATACTCGTAAGTTAAATCCTGTGCTTTACTTTTCGCACAATCACAAGATTCACAATTACATTGGCATCCTGAATCAATCCCACAATGACAGGGGTGTTCACATTTCTTACAAAGTTCCATACTTTCCTTTATACATAAATTTGAAATAATATTCTAACTTTTTATGACTTCCACCAAATAAATACCATCCCTAGAATACCGGCTAACCATATCATCCATATATCTTGTGCTATAAAAATAAAATTTAAAACATCTATAACATCAGTCCAAAACATTTTAATTATCCATATATTCCACAACAACTGAACTTATCCATAAAGAAATAGTGATAAATGCTAAACCCTATGGCTATTCCCAAACTTAAACCGATTAATAAAGCAATAAAGAAAAGCAAATATTTTTTAAACACCAATACTATTTTGTATATCCTGATGAATCATATTTATCTTTAACTATTTTAACAACTCTGTATCTACCAGTACCTTCGTCTTTCTCAATAATAGCATCTACCTCACCACATTGCATACGCACATTTTCAGGATTAACTGATCTCTCAACAGTTCGTTTAGCTTTTAAACAAGAACTCATTTTTTGATCCTGTATATAAGTATGCTCTATTATTCCACCTTGATAAAACATACATAAAACTATAATTCCGCTAGTGATTGTCCCCATTTGCAAAGCTCCTCTGTTTATCTTTTAATTTTTCTACATCATCTTGTAGTTTTTCAACTGCTTTAGTTAAAGCGGTTATATTAACTTCATTGTGTAACATACCATCAACTCTTTCTTGTAGTTTATCAGTTTGTTTATATAATTCTTCTATTAACATA